GATGAGCAACACATACGGCAGCTTCTCTCCTCGCTCATCATCGGTCGCGGCTTTGTCTTGGTGGACAACGAATATCGCGGGATGGCAGCGGGGATCGTGGTGCCGAATGTGTGGTGCCCCGAGGTTAACGAAGTCAGGGAACTAGCTTGGTGGGTCGCGCCCGAGCATAGGAATACAACGATTGGCGGCAAATTGTTTTTGGCCTACAACAAGAAAGCACAAGAATTGATTGATCAGGAACGGGCAGAGGTTGTCATCATTTCGCTGATGCCCCAAAGCCCTAAGATTGATCTCGAAAGCCGAGGCTTTAAGAAGATCGACTCGACGTACTGCAAGGAATAAAAAATGGTCGGAACAATGATTGCCACCGCCGTTTTGGGCGCGGCTGCGGCAGGAACCTTCGCATATGTAGCCATTGCGTTTGCGGCCAACTACGCGCTGTCTTACGTCGTTACCCGCACATTTGGGTCAAACAGGGCGCCCAACCAAGTCGATCCCGGCTCACGGCAGCAAATTCCCCCAAGTGCAAACAACCCGATTCCGGTTGTCTATGGCGATGCGTGGTTAGGCGGCACGTTCGTTGACGCGGTGCTGTCCACCGATAACAAGACGATGTACTACGTCTTGGTGGTCAGCAACATCTCACCCGATGGTCAGTTTTTCTTCCGCAGAACCGATCCTATTACTTTAGAAAATCAGTTCTATTACGGCGACCGTGCAATAACTTTTGACAGCACCGACCCCACCAAAGTCGTAGCCCTTACTGATGGCGCGGGCAACGTAGACACAAAGATTTCGGGCAACCTCTACATCAACCTCTACACCTCCAATGCGGCGGGCACGATTGTCAACGTGACCGGTTCTGCTCCGAGCGTGGTGATGGGTGGCTCTGACATCACACCTAGTCTGCGGTGGCCTGCAACCAACCGACAGATGAACGGATTGGCATTCGCCATCGTCAAGCTCACCTACAACAGCGAAGCGGGCACGACGGGTCTTCAGCCCCTTACCTTCAAGGTTTCGCATTACCTCAAGAGCGCAGGCGCGGCACGCCCCGGCGATGTGCTTGAGGACTATCTAAAGTCGGATGTGTATGGTTGCGCGGTTCCCATCGGCAACATCAACACCACGGCTTGCGGGGCACTGAACACCTACTCTGACCAACTGATCACATACATCCCCTACACGGGCGGGTCTACCACTCAAGCTCGGTATCGGATCAACGGTGTGCTGAACACGGGCGAGAACGTCCTAAGCAACATCGACCGCATTCTCACGGCTTGCGACTCTTGGCTTGCGTACCAAGAAACCACGGGTCAGTGGATGCCGGTGATTAACAAGGCAGAGTCGTCATCCTTCTCGTTTGATGACTCCAACATCATCGGTGAGCTTCGGGTAAGCATTTCCGACATCACGCAGAGCATCAACCAAGTCGAGGCCACGTTCCCGTGGAAGGGCAACAAGGATCAGCCCAACCTGATTTTCTTGGAGACGCCAAGCGCATTGATGTATGCGAACGAACCGGCCAACAAGGCCACGGTGACGTTCGATCTGATCAACGACTCGGTGCAAGCGCAGTACATCGCCAACCGAATGCTCGAGCAGGCGCGTGAGGACTTAATCGTCACGTTCTCAACCGCATACCCCGGCATTCAGGTTGATGCGGGCGATGTCATCAGCATCACAAACAGCGACTACGGTTGGACGAACAAGCTGTTCCGCGCCATTAAGGTCAGCGAAACGACGCTGCCCGACGGCAACCTTGGCGCACAGATTGAATGCACGGAATACAACGCTGCCGTTTACGACGATCAGAACATCAAGCAATTCACACCGGCACCCAATAGCGATCTTTCTTCAGCGTTTTTCTTCTCTGCGCTTGCAGCTCCCGTAGTTGGTGATCTTGCGCCATCGGCGGCTGTCCCTTCTTTCAGCGTCACTTGCAATGTGCCGACAACTGGGCGCGTCACAAGCATCACGCTTTATTACACAACGGTTGCCATTCCTTCTGTCACTGATTGGAAGGTTTGGGGCACTGAGTATTCTTCTGATTCGCAAGCCTACACACCGGGTCTTGCTTTCAAATTTTCCAATGTCAACCTTCCTGCGGGAACTTACTATTTCGCATTCAAGGTTGCAAACGATGTAGCTGATTCGCAGCTTTCTTCGACTTCTTCTGCTCTTGTGTGGGCACCGGTCGGGGCGCAATCTGCATTCATTGCGACTTTCTCACCGGCAGTAATGTCGGTGCCTAGAACCAACAATGTCCCATCTTTCACAGGACTGATTGCGCGGCTTTATGGAACCTCCGGTGCTGATGCAATCAACTTTGTTACAGCGCAAACTGATTCCGACCCTTCTTTTGTAAACAATAGTTGGCGTATTGGTGGCAGTTCCACCACCGGCTATTCAAGCATTACAACTACGGGTGGTTTGGCGCTTGGTGCAATCACCGATGGTGGCAGTTATGCAGAGTGGGGGATTCCAACTGCAATGACCTCATCACCGGCAACCCTGACGGTTCCGGTTCGATTTAAGAATTCTGATGGCACTGTTTCTCAAACTGCCACGGCTACGCTGCAATGGACTTTTGTAGATCAAGGGACTACTGGGCCTACCGGCAGTAGCGGACCTACGGGCAGTAGTGGACCTACAGGAAGTAGCGGGCCTACGGGGTCTAGCGGGCCTACCGGCAGTAGTGGTCCGACAGGCTCATCAGGTCCGACCGGCACTAGCGGTAATCAATATGCTGACGCATATCTTTATCAATGGTCGCCTGTTACACCGGGCAATCCTAATGGTCAATCAACCTACGATTGGACAACCGGCACTAATACAAATTACACCGGCGGCAATGGTTGGGGTGTGTCAATCCCTGCCAATCCGGGGACACCGGGACTTTATTTGTGGATTGCTGTTAAGCCGGTTACTGCTGCCGGTGGTGTCACATCTACGATTGTTTCTTGGGCATCCGGTTTTACGGTAACGGCTACATCGGCTAATGGCCCGACCGGACCCACGGGCGCAACCGGAAGCAAGACGGCGCGTGTAAGCGTCTATAAGTGGGATGCAACTATTCCGGCAGGACCATCGGGCACCTCCACATATACATGGGCAACTGGCACCTTTGCGCCTAATCCTTTCGGGTGGACAAACACAATTACTAGCCCACCTAGCCCCGGCTTTACGCTTTGGGAGGCAACGGTTTCGTTGATTGATGCAGCATCTGCGGTTACAACAACGATCAATTGGGTTACCGCAAGCATTCTTTCTGTTGGATATGCCGGTGCAGCCGGTACAAGTGCGCGTATTTGCTTTGCGCGTGTGCCTAACAATCCCGCGCCTGTTTCGGGAACCATTGCAACTAGCGGGTCTGCATCATTCCCGAGTAGTGCCCAATCAGCTTCTACATGGGGATTTGCTGCGACATGGGGAGCGTCTGACCCTGATCCAACTAGCACCAATTCGCTCTATCAATCTGACGGTATCTACGATCCCGCAACAGATCAAACCACTTGGACTACACCATACATCTCAAGTCTGAAGGTTGGCACCCTATCTGCCATCACGGTCAACACAGGTGCTTTGACGGTCCAAGACACGATCACGCTTAATACACTTGGCAAGATCAGGGGTGGTCAAACCGACTACAACACCGGCACGGGCTTTTTCCTTGGTTACAGCGGCAGTGCTTACAAGTTCAGTATTGGGTCATCTGCCGCATCGTTGCTTTGGGACGGCTCTGCTCTTAGTTTGACCGGCGCAAGCAACCTAAACATTGGCGGCACTGCGAAGTTCTCAGGCAACAACAGCACTCTTGGTCAAAACGTGACTGTGTGGGTTGAAGGTTCGTCCACAACTTCCACAAGTCTGTTGGCTCAAAACTCATACCTTAGCGGTTATGCCATACAAGCCAACCATCTCGGATCATCCTCATCAGGCAATCAAGGTTCGGGCATTTACGGTAGTGGCGCGATTTATGGAGTACAAGGCACAACGTCTACATCTTCAGTAGCTCAAGCCGGAGTTGATGGTTATTCTTATTACGGCAAAGGCGTATACGGCAATTCATTCACTGGTTGGGGTGGATATTTTGAAAGCAACTCCGTAGCACAAGGTTTGTACGCAAGCGGCATTCAACTTCCGCAATCCGGTGAACTTCGGTGGAGAACAGCAGCCGGTGGTCTTGGTGCCTATGCCTACACAGACGGCAACGATGCGCTTTATTTAATCTCTGGCGCGTCGGGTTCAAGCAATCCTAAAGCTGTCCTATTTGGAACAAAAGGAACATCTCGCGCTCGTGTAGAAGATGTGTTCCTTCGCCCCGAGGTAGACAACTCAATGACCTTGGGCGCGGCATCCTTCCGATTCGTGGATGTGTATGCGGTCAGCGGGTCGGTCAACACCTCGGACGAACGGGAAAAGAACATCCTTGGTGACAACCCTCTCGGGCTTAACTTCATCAATAAGCTGCAAACCATCCAATATAAGTGGAAGGTGGCGCAGGCTGCGGTCAAAGAAAATGTCTTCGACGATGAGGGCAACCTGACGGGCGAACGGGAAATCGAACCGGCTCGGGAAGGCGTGCGTACCTTCCACGGCTTGAGTGCTCAACAGGTCAAAGCGACCCTAGATCAGCTTGGCGTGGATAGCTTTGCCGGGTGGGTGTTGGCAGACAAGGACGATTCCGACAGCACTCAGGGTTTGCGCTATAACGAATTCATCGCTCCGCTGATCAAAGCGGTGCAAGAGTTGTCGCAAAAAGTTGCTGACTTAGAGGCTAAACTTAAATAGAATTTGGCAAGATAAGACACCATCCGTAGCCCCGCAAGAGCGTGGGGAGCGTCACCACCCGAGTTAGGGGAATCGCATGGCGATCTTCAACAAGAACACGCTTGCTCAAGTCAGCGGGTTCGACAATCCTATTCTTGCCGGCGAGTTGGTTTGGAACCAAAAAACTTATTGGAACCTCGCATTTACCAACTGCGCCACCGGCTTGCCGATTAATCTGACGGGCGCCACGATTGACGCGCAGATTGTTCGCAGACAAGTCAGCAACATCGTAGATACCCGCAACGGGTTGACCTTCGACATTGCCGACTACACGCCGACCCCCACGCCGGTTAGCTTGACGATCACCAACCGGGTCGATGCCGCAGGCACTTGCACCTTGGTGATTGACGATTCCACTTGGTCGCTGATCAACACCGACCCTCAGTTGGAAATCAATGCCGCCAACTGCGTAGGCTTTTCGGGTCGCGTCAAAGTCTCTTTCCCCGCAAGCGGAACCACGCCGCAAGATGATGCAATCATCTTCTTGCTGTTCTTGGTGCGGTCTGACGGTGTGGTGGTTGTATGAGCAACATCAAGGTAGTTGTCCAAGATGGCAACAACGTCAACCTACAAGTCACGCCAACTCCCGACATTAATGTCAGGCTAGACCGCAGCGTTGCAGGAGCCACGGGCCCTACGGGGCCTACGGGCGCATCAGGCTCACCCGGCCCATCAGTTACGGGGCCCACGGGGCCCACGGGTGCACAAGGCAACCCCGGAATTGGCGCTACGGGCCCCACGGGGCCCACGGGTGCGGCCTCCACCATTGCGGGCCCTACGGGGCCTACGGGTGCGGCATCTACTATTGCAGGACCAACGGGCAGCACGGGACCAACGGGAGCCACGGGAGCGGCCTCTACTGTGCCTGGGCCCACGGGCCCGACCGGCAGTCAGGGCGCATCGATCACCGGGCCAACGGGAGCCACGGGAGCCACGGGTGCACCCTCAACAGTCCCCGGACCCACGGGGCCCACGGGGGCACAGGGTGATCCCGGATTGACAATTACAGGGCCCACGGGCCCGACCGGCAGCGTCGGCCCGACCGGCAGTATTGGCGCTACGGGCCCCACGGGCAGCGTCGGCGCGACGGGCCCCACGGGCGCACAAGGCGATCCTTCTACGGTTGCGGGCCCCACGGGCCCGACTGGCGCACAAGGTCTTTCAATCACGGGCCCCACGGGCGCAACGGGGCCGCAAGGCAATCCCGGCGCAGGCGGCACGGTTGCTTATTGGGGATCGTTTTGGTCTACCCAAGATCAAATCGCCACCGCTGCAAATACAGCTTATTCGGTCACGCTCAACAACACCGACCCCGACTCAAACGGGATTAGCGTTGTCTCAAACAGCCGAGTCACGTTCTCGCAGGCGGGAACTTATAGCCTGACGTTCTCGATTCAGTTCGTCAACACCGACACGCAGATTCACGATGTCAACGTGTGGCTGCGGAAGAACAATGCGGGAAGCTCGGGCGATGTTCCCGACTCTGATACTCGGCTGAGTATTCAGCAGCGTCACGGCGGCGTGGACGGGTATGGTCTGATGACCGTCAACTTTGTATTGAAGTTGGCGGCGGCAGATTACATCGAAATGATTTGGGCGGTAACGGATACCCAAATATCGATCCAAACCGTACCCGCAGGCACCGCGCCGGTTTCGCCGCAGATTCCTGGCGTTATCTTCACGGCCACCCAAGTCACCTACACGCAGAGCGGCCCCACGGGCCCGACCGGCGCAGCGTCTACCGTGGCGGGCCCCACGGGGCCCACAGGCGCACAAGGCGACCCCGGTTTAAGTATCACGGGCCCCACGGGGCCCACGGGTGCACAAGGTGATCCGGGCTTAAGCATCACGGGCCCGACCGGGCCAACTGGCGCGGCTTCCACGGTTCCGGGCCCGACCGGGCCCACGGGCGATCCCGGCCCGACTGTTTACCCCGGCGCAGGAATCGCGGTATCGACCGGCTCCGCATGGGGCACATCGCTCACGGCCCCGAGTGGCGCAATTGTCGGAACCACAGACGCTCAGACGCTGACCAACAAGCGGATTGACCCGAGGGTGTCGAGCGCAGCTTCGGCATCGTCTGTCACGCCTGATGTGGCATCGTTTGACGTTTATGCTTTCACTGCGCTTGCCGCAACCTTGGCGATCAATGCGCCAATTGGCACGCCGGTAAACGGCAATCGCTTGGTGTTCCGATTCCTTGATAACGGAACAGCTCAAACGCTGAATTGGAACGCTACCTACACCGCCATCGGTGTGACGCTGCCTACCACCACGACCGCCAACAAGACCACCTATGTCGGGTGCATCTACAACACCAACAACACCCGTTGGGATGTAGTTGCTGTCACAACTCAAGCCTAAGGAAAAGACATGATCAAGATCGACTTTGAGTTTCAGACGCCTCACGGCAAGTTCGCTGATGCCCTGCATCTGCCCGATGACCACACCTTCACTCCTGAGCAGATTGAGGCAATGAAGGCAGAGCGCGTGAACAACTGGATTGCCATCGTTACCGCGCCTCCCGCAGAAGAAGCACCCGCACAGGAGTAAACCGTGGCCGACAGATTTTGGGTTGGCGGAACTGCAAACTGGGACGGCACCGCAGGCACTAAGTGGGCCACCACATCCGGGGGAGCCGGAGGCGCGTCTGTTCCCACCAGTGCTGACGATGTGTTCTTTGATGCTGCGTCCACTGGCACTTGCACCATCTCTACCGGGAATACAGGTGCGAGGTCCATCAACTGCACCGGGTTCACAGGGACTCTTGCCGGTAGCGCGGCCATCACCGTTGCCGGTGGCGTCACGCTTGTGGCGGGAATGACATGGAGTTATGCCGGAACAGTGACTGTAACCGGCGCTGCGACTATTACAAGCGCAGGCAAGACATGGACTGGTAGCAGTATTAACGTAACCGCGCCGGGCTTTACGGTTGCTTTGGGTGATGCCTACACAACAACCGTTGCAATTATTATTACAAGTGGAACTTTTAGCACCAATAACTTTAATCTTACTGCGTTTCAAATAAATTCTAGCAACTCCAACACCCGCACGATCAATCTTGGATCGTCTACGGCGACATTGAGCGCAACTGGCACGGCTGTTAATTTTTCAACAAACACAAATCTAACATTCAATGCCGGAACTTCGACCATTACCGCAAGCGGGGCAAACGTTATTTTTGGTGGTGGCGGATTATCTAGCACGGGCGTAACTTTTTATAATGTTCAATTTACAAATACCGGAACAAACACGCATCAGATACAAGGCATTAACACGTTTAACAACATTACAGTTACTGCCCCGGCCTCAGCAGGTGTAACTGAACTTGCTTTCAATTCCCGCCAAACCATCAACGGCACGCTGTCCACTACCGGCACAGCAGGCAATCGGCGTGTACGGTTCTCAACCGGCGTCGCGGGAATCGCTCAAACCCTCACGATCAACAGCGCCCCAAGTCTGACCGATGCAGATTTCCAAAACATCTACGTCATCGGCACTGCTGCGCCCATCTCGGGCACTCGGATTAGCAACCTTGCGGGATGCCTGGGAATCACGTTCTCCACGCCTAAGACGGTGTATTGGAACCTTGCCGGGGCACAGAACTGGTCTGCTAACGGTTGGGCTGCTACGTCAACTGGGTCGCCATCCACCGACAACTTCCCACTTGCTCAGGATACGGCCGCGTTCACCGATGCAGGTTCGGTGACCGGCACGATCACCATGAACTCCGCTATTCCCTACACGGGAACGGTGGATATGTCGGGCCGAACCAGTGCGATGACATTGAGTATCGCCACGGGATTTACCATTTATGGCAACTGGACGAATGGATCGGGAACGACGATCAGCGGAACTAGCCCGATAACATTCAGTGGGCGTAATACGCAAATTATCACTAGCGCAGGAAGAACTTTTGGCCAAAACGGAAACGTAGTTGTTGACTCCTATGGCGGCACAGTTGAACTTGCTGATGCGCTGAACATTGGTTCTAACGCGCTTACCGTCACCAACGGCACGTTTGACACCAAGAACTACAACGTCACTGCCGGGTCTTTGTCTTCTAGCAACAGTAACGTCAGAACAATTACGCTTGGTTCAAGTACGGTTACGCTGAGTGGCAGTGGCGGCCCTTCAATGAACGTGTCCACCAATCTGACTTTTAATGCCGGTACTTCACAAATAAATATTACCGCAGAAAACATTAATCTTGGTTTTAGTTTTGGCGGGCTGACATATTACAACGTCACATTTACTGGCGTAGGGGCAAAAAATATTGGAATGGCTACAACAGCAACAACGACTTTCAATAACTTAACTATAACCGCACCTTCTAGCGCAGGGTTAATTCAATTTGTCCCATCCGGTAATTTTATAATCAACGGCACTCTTACCTGCGCCGGGGCAACCGCAGTTCGCCGCATCTTCTTGCGCTCCGACACCCTCGGCACTCCCCGCACCCTCACCGTAGCCACTCTCAGCGCAACTGACTGCGACTTCCGCGACATCACGATTGCCGGGGCTGCTGCCGGATCATCGCCTACCCGTGCAGGGGACTGTGGCGGGAATACGGGCATCACGTTCCCTGCGCCTAAGACGGTCTACTGGAACCTTGCGGGTGTTCAGAACTGGAGCGCAACAGCATGGGCACCGTCATCCGGCGGCACGCCTGACATCAATCAGTTCCCCTTGGCTCAGGACACGGCGGTGTTTGATAACACTGGTTCTGCGGGAACAGTTATAGTCAATGCTATTTACAACATTGGCTCGTTTAATGCCGGAAGTAGATCGTCCGCTTGGTCTTTCCAAACCAGTGCGGGAGCCAACATATACGGCGATTGGACTTACGGCTCAGGCGTTACAACATCAAACAATAATAATCCAGTTACGTTCTTAAAAAGAACTGGCACACAAACCTTAACAACAGCAGGGAAAACGTTTGGTGACCAAATTATTGTTAATAGTATTAGTGGGAATCTTCAACTTGGGGATGCGCTAACTGCCCAGTATTCAATTACCCTGACAAGCGGCACGTTTGATGCGGTGACGTACAACGTGACGGTGGGGTCAGCCTTAATAAACCCTTCTCCGTCTGGAACCCTAAAAATGGGTACAGGCACATGGACATTGTCTGGTGTCGGAAACGTATGGAATATCGGCGGCACGCTGATTTTTAACAAAGGTACGGCAAATATTGTTTTGTCGAATACAAGCACATCCGCAAGAGGTTTTGCAAATAACGCCAATCTTGCGTACAACAAACTCACCATCGGCGGTACAGCCGGAACATCTACACTGACATTTAGTGGCAGTGGGCAATTTTCTGAACTTGCCTCTACCAAGACCGTAGCTCATACCATCGATCTTGGCTCTGGTGCGCAGACCTTTGGCAAGTGGACTGTTACCGGCACGGCAGGCAACGTAGTCACAGTTTCGGGAACTTCTACTATCACAATTGCAGGCGCAGCCGTTACGGGCGTTGATTATCTTGCCCTCGGAACGACAACGCTCTCATCCACAAGCCCCGGTGAGTTCTTCGCAGGAGCAAACAGCACTGGCGGCACGAACTTCACCCTGACCGCAGCCCCGGCTGCACGCACGCTTTACTGGGTCGGGGGCACGGGCAACTGGTCAGACACAGCGCGGTGGTCTACGTCTTCAGGTGGCGGTGGTGGTGCGGCTGTCCCGACTAGTTTGGACAACGTGATCTTTGATGCTGCGTCCAACGCTACGGCTTATACCGCTACGGTCAACGCCACAAGCCGGTGTAATCAATTGACGATTGCAGGGCCGGCATCCGGCAACGTGACGCTTGCGGGATCGTCTACGCTGATCTGCCACGGCAACATCACGCTGCCTGCTACGGGGTTGAATCGGACGTTCACCGGGCCTTTGGTTCTTTCGGGATCAGTCACTGGCGATACCTTCACAACCAACGGAGTTACGCTTGCTTCTGCTATTGATGTTAACGGTGTTGGTTGTGAGTGGACACTTGGAAGTGCGTTGAATAATGGCGGATCAGCCGTTACCGTTACAAACGGTTCATTTAAGTTGTCGAGTTATAACTTGACGGCATTCAGTCTAACCTCAATAAACTCAAATATAAGGACAGTTGATCTTGGATCGTCAACGCTGACGCTTACTGGTCAGTTTAGATTTGGGACTATTGAAAATGAACGAACAAGTTTAACTTTAGTGGCGGGTACATCACAAGTAAATCTTTCTAGTACCTCGTTTGATGGCAATAATCAAACATACAACAATTTCTCATTTACTAGCACGTCTGCGGGAACATTTAATGTAACAGGAGCAAATAGTTTTAATAACTTTTCTTCTTCTGGCATCACCGCTGCCGGTCTGAAGATCATTACACTCGCGGCCAACCAAACTGTCACAGGAACGCTGACGCTATCCGCAGGCACCGATGCCACGATGCGGCACTTCGTTCGCTCCAATACGTTCAATACCACCCGCACTATTACTGCGGCTGCTGTATCGCTGACGGATGCTGACTTCCGCGACATCACCATCGCAGGCGCAGCGGCTCCGGCATCGGGCACTCGGTTGGGTGACTGCAAGGGCAACAGCGGGATTACGTTTGATGCTACCAAGACTGTTTATTGGAACCTTGCCGGCAACAACAATTGGTCGGCTACTGCGTGGGCTACGAGTTTGGGCGGCACTCCCGCAGTTAACAACTTCCCATTGGCGCAAGACACGGCAGTGTTTGGGTCTGCAAGCCCTGGAACCGGGACGACGACAACGATCAACGCTTCCTACAACATCGGCACGATTGATATGTCGGCGCGGACTTCCAACACGATGACGTTGGCGACGGACACTACTAGTCCGAACATTTACGGCAACTGGATCAACGGCACCGGGACTACGCTGACGGGCACGGGCACGATGACCTTTGCAGGTCGCGGTAGTCAAACGATCACGAGTGCGGGAAAGGCGTTCACGCAAGCATTTACAGTCAACACTCCAAGTGGCTCGGTGACATTGCAAGATGCTTTTTCAACAAGCAACAACGTGACAATTGTTTCCGGCACATTTGATGCTGCTGCATACAACTTCTCAATGACGGGCGCTTCTGCAACATTGTTGGGAAACGCAGGCACATCCAAGACTATTGCAATTGGTTCAGGAACTTGGACACTGGCAGGAAGCAGCACTGTTTTCAACCCCGGCGCCACCGCAAATACAACAATTACAGGAACAGGCACGATCAGCCTAACAAGCGCATCTGCTAAGACATTTTCAGGTACCGGTTTTTCCTATACCAACATCACCCTTAACCAAGGCGGCGCAGGCGCACTGACCATCTCGGGCAACAACACGTTCAAAGACATCACCAACACTTATAAGAGCACTGGCGCTGCCAACATCACGCTTGGCACTACGACTCAGCGGGTAAGCCAGTGGACAGGCGCGGGTGAAGCAGGGCGGTTGCTGACGGTTCAAGGCTCATCGGCATCTTCACCGGGCACGCTGATCCTGACCAGTGCGGTAAAGCCAAACGTGGACTACCTGACGATCACGGGCGTGCGTGCGTATGCCCTAACCGATACTTGGTATGCCGGTGCCAATTCCACGAACAACGGTTCGTTAGGGTGGATATTCGCAGC